AAGCAGGGTCGGGATGACCGTCTTGCCGAACTCGTTCAGCGTGACGTTCACCGTGTTGGTTGCCGGAACGGCAACCGAGTCCGGGATGGTGGTCTCGGACAGGGTGCTGGTGTCGGCCGTCAGGTCGTTGTAGAGGTTGAACGTGACGGTCGTGCCCGGGTTCGTCAGGGCAGTGGCCTTGGTGTCGGCAACACGCCGGAAGAGAGGCTCGCTCCGAAGCTGGAAAGCAACGAGCTTCTCGTAGGCGGTCTTGACAAGGTTCAGACCAAGCGAAGAACCCGAGGCAATGTCGGTGTAGGCGTTAGCCACGCCTGCACTTCCTTTCGGGTCAGAGGGCTACCCCCGCCCCGAATGGGCGGAGGGGTCAGCCGTTGACCGCCTGGGCCTTGGTGATCTCTGCGAGGATGTCCTCGGCGGACATGTCCGCGACGCGATCAACGTCGGCCTGGGTCACGACTGGCGTGCCGGCCTGCTGGGCAGCGAGCATCTGCTCGCGTGCCTCGCGCTCCGCCTGAACGGCGGGGTCGTCGTCGTTGCTGACGACAACCGTCTCCGGCACAACCTCTTCCTGCTCGGCTGCCGGAACAGAGGTCGCAAAGAGACGACCGTTCTCCTCCAGCCAAGCCTTGGGGTCAGCGTCCTTGGGAATGACGCTGGCAACCGCAGGGTCGAGGTGCTTGTCCGCCAACAGATCCGCCACGGTCTTCTCTGCGTCCTTCTCAAGGAGCTTCTCAAGACGCTTGTTCGTCTCTTCGAGCTTCTTGATGTAGTCGCGGAGTCCACCGCCGCTGTTGTCCGGGTTCTCGTAGAACTCCTCGGAATCGGACTCGTTGTAGTAGCCGCTCACGCGGTCCTCCCTGTTCAATGGCCGCACATCACCCAGGGGAGAGTGATGTGGCTCCGTGGTGCCGGTCTTGTACGCCCCGACCGTCCCGGCTGACCGGATCGGGGGAATCCATGGGGTCGAGTGTTGTTGCACTCGGCCATCGTGTGATACAGTTGCAACTACCGAGGGAAAGCCGGTAGGCGCGAAGCGGGCGACGGCCCGCCAAGACAGGCCGGACTCAACTCGCGGAGTTCTTATGCGACTCCGGGGTGCCGTGTGGGCGGCACGGCGGATTTGAAGAGTCGACGGACTCACCCACCTACACGGGGACATCCCCCGTGGCCGAAACCCCTGGGCGTCTATCTGGCCCAGGGTTTTCGTGCATCAGTAGGCGTTACGCCGGCTGGTGCCGGTGCTGGCGGCTCGGCCGCCGCCACTGAACGCGGCCCGCTCGTCGTTGACGATCTGCTGGCGCTTCGCGCTCTGGTTGAAGAACACGTCGTTCTCGGCGTCCTGCTGAGTGAACGTCTGGCCGTAGGTCTTGGCGATCTTGCCCACCGTGTCGGAGAGCTGGCTGATGGTGCCGTACGCCTGAGCCGCCTGGTCGGCGGTCACGCCCTTGTCCACGAGATCCTCGTAGTGGGTCATGTCGCCCACGGCGAAGCCGGCGCGCTGAGCCCAGGTAGCCACGTTGGCGGCGCTGTACTGCCGCTCGATCACCGGCAGGGCCCTGCTCTGGTCAAGGAAGTACGAGGCGAGGTCTCCGGTGCCAAGCCCATAGAACCTCGTCAGGAGGTTCCGGGTCGTCGGGTCGATGCTCTGGACCGCCTTGGTCGCCATCTGCACCCGCTCCTGGATCTCGTTGGGGGAGACGTTGTTGGCGATCCAGTTGCCGAAGTCCGAGGGGTCGTCGTAGAACCCCGCCGGTAGGCCGGCCTGCTGCATGATCTGGTGGTACTGGTTCTCCAGTTGCAGATAGCTCGGGATATCGATGGCGTTGTAGCCATTCGAGATCCGCTGCTTGAACCCGGGGAACCTCTGCTGGAACGAAACCGTCTTCTCGACATCCGGCATGAAGAGGTTGATGTCGTCGGGGGTGTAGCCCCCGGTCATCATGGTCTTGATCAGGGCATCGAGGTCCGGCGTGATCGTCATACCGAAGCCCTTGAAGGCATTGACCAGAATGTCGTACGCAGACGGCCCTGTGGGCGTCGGAGTGGCCGGGGGAGTAGGAGTACCGCCGCTAGCCTGCGGAGGCGCAGGAGGGGCGGTTACGGGCGTCTGAGGGGCCGTTGTGATCTGGGGCAGTCCGGTGGTGTTGGTGACAAGTCCGCCGAAGCCGTGATACGAGATTGGAAGCTGGTAGGTAGCCATCAGCTAGTGAGCCCCCACATTCGGCCGAGCGCATTGGCGAAGCCCGTGGCCGTGTCCTTGGCCTGCTTGGTGTACTGCCAGCGCCGGTCATTGCGCAGCGAGTTCTCGAAGTCGGTGATGCTCATGGCCACCGGCTGACCCTTGTCGTCCGTGGTGCCAGCCATGGCCTTGCGGACCGTGGGATCGAAGAGATCGAGAGAGCCCGGGTTGAGTTCGAGGATCTGGCTCATGCTCTGGATGTAGGGCGAGGCCAGGTCCTTGAGGTTCATGCCCGCCTTGATCTGCTCGCCATAGACGCTGAACGTCTTGGCGGCGAGGTCTCGAACCATGGTCTCGTACTGCTCGGTCGAGGCGTTGCCTCGGACGATGTTGCGCATCCAGTCGGTCAGCTGCTGCTGACTGACGCTGATCCCGTTGGAGGACGCCGTACTGCGAAGATTCTGCTCGATGGCTGAGAGCTGGCCGGTGAAGTGACCCTGCGCCGAAGGCAGGACATGGTTGGCCAGCACATCTCGGATCTGATCCTCGTTCCAGCCGAGGAGCAGGGCTCGCTCGGCCAGAGCATTGGCGTCGATACCCGACGCGCCATAGGCCGCGGCGAGGTTGTCCACCGAGGTTCGAGAGGCAGCAAGCTTCTGCTTGAACGTCTCGGGGTCCGAGTACCGCAGGGCGGTCATCTGCCGCCAGGTGTCGGAGTGGTTCTTGAACCAGTCCGTCTGGCGCAGCTCGACCTGGAATCGGTCGGCGGTCCAGGTCTGGGCCACCGCCTTCTTGAGGAGGCCGTACAACTCGGGGGAAGACTTGAACAGGGCAAAGGAGAGTCCGTACTCCCTCTCGATCTTGTCCCGATTGATCCGGTCCTTCTTGGCCCGCTTGGCCATCTGCCCTCCTCTCAGTCGAAGTTCATGGAGACGCCCCACGCCTCGCCTGTGTCATAGAGCGAGCTGACGTGGACGACCGTGCCCGGGCGAGCGGCCTCGATGATCTTGCCGCCGCCGATGTAGATGGCGATGTGGTCAGCGCCGTTGTTGCGGCTGCTGTTGTCCCAGGCGACCAGATCGCCGGGACGCAACTTGGACAGCGAGACGCGCTTCCCGAAGTCGGCCTGCTCGTAGGAGACGCGCGGCAGGTCGATACCTGCCCGCGCGAACGCCTGCTGGACCAGACCGGAGCAGTCGACGCCGCCACTCAGACTGTTGCCGCCCCAGGCGTACGGCGTGCCGAGGGCGCTCCGCGCCGCCTCGATCACAGCCTTGCGCCAACCATCTACGCCCTTGGCGTAGCCCTGGCTGGCATCCTGCAAGGGCTGAATGACGGTCTGGTTGGTGTCGTGGCCGATGGGCGTGTAGTGGGTCAGCTCGATCTTCGGAGCCGGGGGCTGGACCTGCGGGCTGCCAACGCCCCACGCTCCGAGCATGGCCCCAGCGAGGGAGCCACTGTTGACCGGATCGTTGAGCATGTCCGGGGTCTCGACAGACCCCTGCGTCTGGAAGGTCTGCTGGTCTGCCATCAGACCCCCGAGACGGTTGCGCCGAGCGCCGCGTAGAGCGCCGGGGCGTAGGTGCCCATCGCCTGCCACTCAGCCCAATCGGGGTTCTGCGTGGCCTTCTCGTAGGCGAGCTGCTGCTCGCCCTCGGCCCCGATCCCCTGATGGGTGGTCGTGCTGTCACTGGTCGTCCGCCAACCGCCACCCTGCTTGTCGTAGACCATGTGCGCGGTTGTGGTCGACGTGCTCGGGTTCTCGTACTCCGCGGCATGGAGCATCGAGAGGAAGTCCTCATACTCAGCCGTGGACGGGTCACGCCCGAGCTGCTGCTGGAGCATCGCCCGGGTCATGCCCTTGGCGTCCTGCGGGTTGATCAGGTTGACCGTGCGAGAGGTCTGGCTGATCGTCTTGGTGTCGCCGTTCTTCGGGCCGGCGTCAGCCGCGCCCTTGCCGCCCAGCGACTTGAAGTTGAGGATGCCATTGAGGGAGTCGAAGTTGCCGTCCCACTTGATCCCCGTCGCAGCAAGCCGGTAGGCGATGCTGCGCTCCAGGAGTTTGGTCGGAGTGATCCTCTGCTGGAGTTGCTGCTGGCGACTGAGGGTGTCCTGGACAAGGTTCTCGTACGCCGCCCTAACATCGCCCATCGAGGCGGTCAGGGCCGTCGTGTCGATGTCGTCGTAGGTCTGGTCGGCTCCGGTCTGGAGGTAGCCGGCCAGGGCCAGGTACGCCGCCATCTGGCGGACCTCGTTGGGCTTAAGCTTGTCGAAGTTCTGGAGCACCTGGGCGTAGGTCAGCGTCTTGTCGGTGACGCTCGTGCGGGGCACGCCGCCAGGCCGACCGCCCATGTCCTCGTAGAACTTGTTCGGGATGACCTTGCTCTTGTTGCGGTTGTACCCCATCCAGATCAGGACCGAGGCCGGATTGAAGCTGGCGCTGTTGGGGTTCATACTCCCCAGGCCGGGGACCGTTGGGGCACTAGGCCCCAACGGCACCCCGAGGCTCTGGGAATACTGGCCGAGCAGGTCGGTCGAGCCGTCGCCCACTCCGGGAGCGGGCATCCCACTCGGGTCGGAATAGGAAATGACCATCAGAATCCTCCGCTGCCCTTGGCGAGCGTGTCGCCTTCGAGGTAGCGCGTGTAGAACTCGCCGAAGGCAGGGTTGTCGGTGATGAGTTGCCCCACCTGTCCGTAGAACCAGTTGCGCAGTTGGCCGTTCTCCTGGGCCTGGAGCGACGCCGAGCCGCCCGTCTGGGCGTGGTAGGCGTCGAGGGCATCCGCAACCTTCTTGCGGATCAGGAGGTACTGGCGCACGCCCTGGATATCGGGACGGTTGTCGAAGCGCTTGTCCGTGACCCACTCGCTGAGGTCGTGGACCTTGGCGTAGATGTCCTTCTGGCCCTGGGTGTAGGCGGCGTACCACGCGGGGTACTTGTCGGCCAGGCCAGGCTTGCCGTCGACCCCTTCGATTGCCGCCTTCTTGAGGAGGGCGAGGTCGGCTGCTCCGCGCTGCTGTAGGTTCGTCAGCCCGCGGTTGACAAGTTCAGCCTGGATCGCGGCGTTCAGCTTCTGGTACTCGTACCAGCCAGCCGTGCGATCTGCTTCCTTGTCGCGCTCCACCGGGTCATTGGACTGGCGCAGGGTCTTGCTGGACCCTGGCCCGACCGGCACCTGGAACTCCGCCGAATAGGCGTCGTAGGAGAACGGGTCCTGCCAGGCTTGCGGCGAGATGATGGCCGAGCCCCAATCCTCGCCGTACTTGGCGAGGAGGGTCTTGTTGGCCACCGCCTCACTGAGGCCCTTGCCGGTCCCGGGAACTCCCACGGGGGAGTTCGAGGATGAGGTGACGTAGCGGGCGTACATGACGCCGAAGTCGTCCAGGAACTTCTGATCGGCCTCGACACCGTACTTGCGCTGGTAGGCGTGGTACTGGTCCAGGAAGAACTGCTCCTTGGGGCGGTACTCCACCTGGAACGGGGCCAGGAGCCCCGTGACCACGCGGAGGGCGCTGTAGGACCTGACAACCTTCTGGATCTGGGCCGGCGTGGGCATGGGCCTGCCCGCCTCTTGGGCGTCCTGCTGCATCTGGCGGGCGATCATGAAGTAGGCGTTCGCCGATGCCAGGCCCGGTGAGGTGTCCTGGATGCGCTTCGCCCAGCCAGGGATGACCTGCGAAATCGCGCCGGAGTAGAACTCCGGGTTCAGCGGGTTGATCGCCTGAGCCCCGACGCCGCCCTGGCGGGGACGACCGATGGGGAACATCCAGTTGTAGAGGAACCCGTAGAGCCCGTTCGGGTCCTGCGGAATGCCCATGGTCTCCGACTGCCAGCGCAGGAGCTTGTCGGCGGGGACGGTCACCAGGGGGCCGAAGCCCGGGAGCATCGGAGACTCGCCCTGGAGCACCGTGTTAGCGGAACCCAGGGGAATGCCCACGGTGCCCATCTGCCTGAGCGCCTGACCGATGTAGGGCACCTTGTCCAGGAACTTCGGGATCTGGACGACAACCCGGTCGTCCGGGTGCCAGTTGGTGCCGTAGATGCCACCGAGGCGGTTGTTGACCGGCTGGCCGTTCTGGTCGACCACGACGAAGTGGTTGTAGATCGCCCGCTGCCCCATGAGGAACCGGCCGACCGTTTCGGGTCGGTCCGAGATGATCTGCGCCCACTTGGCGATCGCCTCCCGCTGAGCCGCCCAGAACGGGAAGATGAACCGCGTGGCCTCCGAGAAGTTGGTCTCATCGACCAGCGACCACAGGTGTCGCTTGGTCTGCTGCATCGCAAAGGCGTGAGCCTGCTTGTGCAGCACGTCGAGCATCTTCTCGTCCAGGAAGTCACCCTTGATGCCCTTGGTGAGGGCCCGCGCCTTGAGCTTGTACATCGAGGCGTAAAAGGGGTGCCTGCTGAGCGTGTCGATAGGCGCGGTGCCCACGGCGTGCCAGAGGTGATCCATGAGAGCGCCGAGGAATCGCTTGCCCGAGAAGCGACCGTCGAGCTGCTCCAACTCGGGCCCGATGATGTCGGGCAGGTCCTCGTCGGCCACGTACTTGCGCAACTCTGAGGGATTGAGCCGGCCCTTGCCCAGGCGACGCTGGAGTTCCCTGCTGGGCAGATACTTGTCCAGGCGGTAGCGAACCTCGTTGACCCACAGAAGCGGGTTCTCGTTCTCGTTGAGCATCATGCGGCGGACCCGACCGCCCTCCTCGGTGGAGGTCAGCCAGTCAGCGATCTCGTGATCGCTGCGCCCGCGGATCATCTGCTGGACCACAGGACTTGAGCCCAGATGGTCGTTCACCATGTCGGCCCACCGGGTGAAATACTCCACCGCGGCGTTGTGCTCGCGCGTGCCGGGCGTCAGGGCCTGCTCGCTGAACTCCGGGGCGTGGTAGGTCTTGTAGCCCACGGCGTGACGACGCTGCCAGTTCATCGCCCGGCCGTGGCCGGCGCTGATGTAGTCGATGGTCTTCTCGGACCCCGACAAGCCGAACATGATCTGACCAAGGTGGCCCTCGTAGGGGGCGGGCACCTCGACGGTCTTGCCGTCGCTCGACTTGAGCTTGAGCATCCCGCGACCGTTGGCGCGGTCGGACATCAGCTTGCGACGGAGCCGGCTCGGCTCGTCGTCGATCAGGTTGTCGAACTCGGCCAGTTCGTCGCGCGGGGCCGGCAGGGCCAGTCCGTGGTCGACGGGAGCCTCCTCGACGGGCAGCGGCTCGTCCACGTAGTGGAAGGTCTTGCCGGTCGAGAGGTCGCGCATCTCGGTGCCGTCGTAGGCGTCGTGGACGTACCGCAGGAAGGACTGTGCCTTGGCCCGCTGGTGCGGCGTGAAGCGCCGAGCAATGGACACCTTGCCGTCCGGGGTGACATGGACCACGTAGTCCTTGTCAGCCAGGAGCGGGGCCCACTTCTGCTGGAACCGGGAGGCGATGCCCTCAACGTCGCGGCCCTTGCCGGCCCGAAGGTCGAACTCGGTGTGCGGCAGGGGAACCACAAAGCCGGTGGACTGCTGCCGACCGTTCAGGTCGAAGGCGTGCGCCTTGCGGGTCTTCGCCCGGTCGACGATGGTCCGGGCGAACGTCTGCGGCTTGCCTGACGTGAGCGGAGTGCGCTCCCACTCACGGTAACGGGCAGCATCGGTGGTGATGCGGTCGAGTGTGCTGGCGTTCGGCCGAGGCAGGAACTCCTCGGGCACCTCGGGTGCCGGGAGGTCCTTGGGTGCGGCGAGAGGAGTACGCCGCATCTCGGTGCGGATCGGGCCGTTGCCGATGTCGAAGCTCGCGCGCCCACGGAGACGGTTGATCATCCGCTCCGAGCCGTCGATGCCCTTGATGACGGCCTTGCCCATGGCCTGCTGGAAGGCAGGTCCGTAGTTCTGGGCGAAGGTCATCGGGCCGAGCACGGCGAGCCCGCGAGCACCCTCGTCCATGAGGACGCGCATCGGCCAGCCGAGGCGCAGTAGGACGGTCGGCTTCCAGAGGTTGTTGAACCTCTCGCCAAACCTGTCGACCCCGCGCGTGAGCGCGGCGTGCAAGTCCCTGCCGAAGGAGACCTCAAGGGCCTCTAGCAACTCCGGGTTGGACTGGAGTTCAGCGTGGAACCGCCAGGCGTCGATGGGGTTGTAGTAGTTCGGGGTCTGCGGCTCGAAGACGGGCCGGGTGCCATCATGGATGGCCTTCTCGGCCCATGCCTCCTTGGGGACGACCATCGTCGTCAGGTGGCCGTTGTCCATGAGGTTGATCTCGACCGAGCCGTCCTCGTGGCGCTTGACGAGCTGCACGCTCTGGCCGGGCTGGTCGGCCCGCTCGGCCATGGTCGGCATGGTGCTCGGGGTGTAGAGCGCGTCGTTGCCGAAACCCTGCCCGTTGAGACGGGCATACATCTCGTTCTGCTTCTCGATGGTGTGCTGGTAGATCGCCCGGAAGGTGTCCTCGGAGATCTGCCTCTCCGGGGCACGGCCCTTGTTGTAGAAGCCGGCGACCGCCTTGATGACGTGCTCGTTCTCGAAGGCGGCGGCAACGTTGATCCGCTCCCGCTCGTTCGGGGCGCGGTGCCATGCCTGGATGGCACGCTCCAGGCCGTCGCCCGGGTCGTACTCGAACAGGCGGTTGAGGTTGCCCATCTGGCGCTCGAAGGAGAGCGGGCCTGAGGCCACGTCGTGAGCCTCGACAACGCTGTTCTTCCAGCCGAAGAACGAAGCCTTGGGCACGTAGAAGAACGAGTGCGCCAGGCCGTACTGGTTGTCCATGAAGAACTTGTGACGCGCGCCCTTCGGGGCGGCGTCGGCGTTGGCACGGGTACCCCAGACGGCAGACTTCGGGACGCCCACGCGGTTGAGCAGTGGGCGGGCCTGGTCGGGGTTCGTCGGGATGATGCTCTGGTACCAAGTGGGGTACAGCTCGTAGCGGTCCAGCTTGGCCTTGGCGTCAGCCAAGTCCTGCTGCTTGAGCTCAAGCTTGCGACTGTTAACCCAGGAGTAGATCGGGTGCTGCTCGCCGGAGAGCTGGGCCTCCTGGAGATCGGAGATCTCCTGCTCCAACTGGTTGGCCTTGGTCTTGGTCGCCTCGATGGAGTCGAAGACCGTCTGGGCCTGCGGGTTGTACGCCTTGAGGTCGTCGACCGCGGCGTTCTTGAGGGTCTCGATCTGGGCGTACGCCTTGGGGTCGCCGTGCAGGGCACCCCAGGTGAGGTCCAGGACGTTGCGATCCTTGGTCTCATCCGCGATGCGAACGGCGTGCCAGAGGGCAGACGCGGCGGCGTCACCGTTGATGGTGCGACCGCCGAACATCCCGATCTTGTTGCCCGGGCGCATGAGACCCGGGATCGGAGCGTGGCCGGACGCCTGCGCTAGCGAGGCGTTGCGCATGAAATCCTCGACCCGGGTCTGGGCCTGGATCATGCTGTTCGCACGGGCCTCGCCCACAAGGCGAGAGACGGGGTTGCGGACGGTGATCTGCTCGCGGTGGAGCGCCTGTCGCATGGCGACAGAGGCACCGCTCGACTCGTTCAGGAACGCCTCGTTGCGCACGAGACGACCAGTGGCCCCGACAGCCTTGCCGGCGATAACGCCGGGATCGGCGTACCAGCCGGCTGCCAGCTCTGAGCCGAAGGCGGTCATCTGGTACAGCGAGGAGTGCTTGGCCCACTCGTCCAGCCGGTCCTGGTCGACGACCGGCGAGAGGACATCATTGATCATGGCCTGGCCGAGCGTCTGATCGCTCGACTCTCGCCACGCCTGCTGCCACGAGTGCGGATTGAACAGGAAGCTGCCGTCCTGCATCCGATTGGTGTTGAACATGTTCGCGGTCGTGACCGAGGCGTGGTAGCCGGCGTTCAACGCGGCGAGGCCCTGGCTGATGCCCGGGGCCGAGGCGACGGAGGAGAGGCGCTTGCCGCCGCGGATCTGACCAACCAGCAGGGATCGGGTCTGGGGGTCGAGGGCCTCGTACTCGGACCGGGATAGCAGTCCGCCAGCCTGGAGGTAACCCTTGTAATCGGGGGCCTCGCTGCCCCCGCTCGGGATGTAGCCACCGACAATGGGGATCAGGTGGGCAGCCTGCTTCGCATCGCCAGCGAAGCCCTTAATGGCAGAGGCGAGGCCACTGGTGTGCTTGCTCCACCATGAACCATGGTCATCGCCGCGGTTCTGGATGGACTGCGCCAGTTCCAGCTCTCGGTCGTGCAGCGTCTTGAGCTGCTGGTCCGCTGTCTGGATCGACTGAGCGCGCGAGGTCGCAACCGCGTCCTCCGCGAACTGACGGAACTGCGTGGCGCTTACCCACTGGCCCGAGGCCAGATCGAAGGCCATGCCGTAGCTCGGAACCGAGCCCGGGGCGGTGGTGGCGGCGGAGGACTGGCCGAGGCGGCTCATCCAGTTGTCGCTCATCCATCTGCTTTCTTAGAGGTCCGCCCTGATCTGCCTGACCAGTTGGCGAGTGTTGGGGTCCGCGTCGTCCTGCGAGGCGAGCATGACCAGGACCGGCAGGTAGGACTGGATGCGCGCCGCGGCAGCAGGGTCAATCCGGGCCGGCTGAGGTGGGACGGATGGGCCCGCACCTGGGCCTCCGGGAAGGCCGGCTGTGACCGGCTCATCGGGGCGAGCGCTGGGGGCACCGAACGGGATAACGTTCGAGAGGTCGGGGCCAGTCGGAGGGGCCGTGCCCTGTCCTGGGGGGGTCGACTGGCTCATCGGCGCTGCCGACTCTGCCGCCCTGTAGGCGGCGTTCTCGCCATACTTGGCGTTGGGTAGGTCCATCATGGGCTGCTTGCCGTCCGTGCGTCGAGAGAGGGCCCCGGGGCCCGATACGGGGGCCGGATTGGCGGGTCGGCGCAGACCCCCATGGCCATTAGCCATCGGCCTCTCCGTTCGTCATGGCCTCGATCTCCAGGGCCGCCTCCTGGTGGAACTCGTGCTGAGATGCCACCCAGTTCGCGTGCATGGCCGCGGTGTTGCGGGCAAGGAGGAACGTGCGGGTGAAGGCGCTGGATACCTCGTAGATCAGGTCCAGCCCGATCACCACGATGTCCTGACGCATGAACCGACGCCGGCCGCTCTCGGCGACCTCCTCGAAGCCGTACTCGTCCTCGTCGTCAAACTCGTCCATGTCGCCTCCCTTGTGCGTGGAGCCTGTGGGAGTCGAACCCACCTCCGGCACGTGCCCATCAGGCCCTTCGCGCCGTCGAAGCCAAATAGGCCCCATGGTCCCCTCAGCGAGATTCGAACTCGCGTCGCCCGCTCGACAGGCGGGTGTCCTGGGCCCCTGAACGATGAGGGGATGGTGGCGGAGGCGGGATTCGAACCCGCGTCGTACGGCTTATGAGGCCGCGCTGGAACCTAGCTCCAGTCCACTCCGCTCTGGCACACCCCCCAGGATTCGAACCCGGAACCCTCGGCTTTGGAGACCGCTGTTCTACCAGTTGAGCTAGGGATGCTTGTGCCTGTTGGTGTCGCGGTCAGGCTCCGCGGCTCGTCTCAAGAATTGGCCCACCCGGAGACGAAACAGCACGGGCGGTAGCGAAATGGGCCAGGCTCAGATCAACGGAGCGGGTTCTTCTTGCCGGCCCCAGTGGGCGACGGCGTGCCATGGGCGGCAACGCCCTGGCCGAGGTCGGCCCGCTTGCTGCTGGCGGGCATACCGCCCTCAACGGGGCCGTGCTGGTTGACGCCAGCGGCGGAGCCGCGCTGGGCGGGCTGACTGTTCGGTGCGGCCATGTTCAGTTCTCCTCTTCGGCCTTGGGGTCCTCAGCGACCGAGAGGTCATGTCCGAGGTTGTCGGGATGGGTGTTCTCGCAGTCGGCGTCTCGACGACCGAGCTGGAAGCAAAGTAGGCACTGGCTCATGCGGGAATCCTTCTTGAAACATTGGCCTGCAAATTGGGGGCCCCGCCTGAGGTCAGGCCAGCGAGGACCATCTGGAGGTCAGGGGCCGCGCCGGCCCCCATGAATGAGTTGTCCCCGGCCTGCTGCTGGGGAACCCCGCCGCCCCCGCCTCCAGCGAGGGCCTGAAGCTGGGCCATGGCCTGCTCCTGTGGACTGGACGGCTGGGCCGACTGGTCTGGGGTCCATGCCTCCAGGATCGCCTGGTGGATCGGCGTGCCGTTCTCGCGCATCTTGACGATCTGCGCGGCACGCTGGAGCGTCTGGAGCGGATCGATGCCCTGGAGCCCGAGCGCTGGAGCGTTGGCCAGCAGACCGAATAGACCCTGCTTGAGGGCATCCTCGATCTGCTCGATGTCGATGCGGCGCTGGAGGTCTTCCACGTCCACGTCGAAGGGGAGCTGGCGCTGCATGGTGTCGCGGTCGAGCGACCCGTCAGCGCGGAGCTGGAGCAGGAAGACGATGGCCCGGTTGGGGTCCATGCCTGCCGTCATGCCGTAGGTCACGGAGACGGAGTAGTCGCCCTTGATGTCCTTCGCCGGGATGTAGGTCTCGGTGAAGGGTGCCCCGGAGATGTTGCCGTTGACCGTCTTCTTGGTGTCTGGCCAGTAGAGCTGGTCCAACTGGAAGGCCATGCCGATGGCTCGCCGGAGGGCGTCACCAACGATGTCCTGGGCAGTGGCGATCTGGGTCTGGTAGATCGAGGTCAGGGCCTCGACGCCACGGCCCGTGATGATCGAGGCATTGACATCGCCTCGACGGGCAGCCGGAACGCGGCTGCCGTCCGCAACCTCCTTGTCCAGGATCTGCGGCTCAACGAGAGCCGCCTGGGGGAGGTCGAGCCCAACACGCCGAACCTTGTCTGGCTGGTTGGTGCGGATCACCGCATCGGAGCCGAAGCTGATCTGGTCAACATCATCGGGGACTGCGATGGGGGCGCGGACCGCCTTGTCCGCGGCCTCCAGTCCGTAGACCGCCATACGGGCCCTGGCGAGCCAGACCCACATCACGTCATCGAACTGACCCCGGGCCTTGTCGTCCCACTTGGGCCGTTCGGCTAGAACGACCGGGGGGCGAGGGAGTCGGTGCGTCGTCTCTCGGAGGATCAGGCCGTCCCTCTCGGGGAGGAAGAGGCAGATCTTGTCCTCGTAGTAGCACTGCACCACGCGGAGCATGTCGTTCGAGGTATCCATACGAACGCCGAAGGCGTCGTACTTCTCGGTCTCAATGACCGAGGCAACCTCGGGGAACTTGGCCTTCAGTGAGGCCGAGGTGTCCTCCCACATCTTCGCGTAGCAGACCACGTTGCCGTAGAGGTCGGTGTCCCAGAACGCGCCCCGTGGGTCGTCGACCCGGAAGCGCGGCATCCGTGCGTCGAAGTCGGGCTCGACCACGATGGGCATACCAGCGAAGGTGAAGAACCAGTCGCAGCCCGAGTAGAGCTGCAACTTGAGCCGACTGTGCTCGATGTAGGCGTGCGCGATCTTGGTGCGCTTGCTGGAGAACTTCTTGGCGGACTCGCTGTGCAGTTGGCTGGAAGCGCAGTCGATGGCGGGCAGCCTGGCCAGGATCTCGGCAAGGTCCCGGGCGGTCGTGTCGATGATGTTGGCAACGACCGGCTTGGGCCAGTTTGTCGGGAAGACGCCGGGCATCACGAAGTTCACGTCGCCACGTCGGGCCGCCGCAACCTGATCGTTGCGGCGCTGACGCTCGGTGCCCTCCTGGTGCATCCGATCCCAGCGCTGGAGGAGATCGCTAGAAACGCGGTCGTATCCGTCGCTCACGCGCCCCTCCTCTGCTGTTCAAGGTATTCGTTGATGTTGATGACCGTCCGGTTCATGCGGTCGTTCTCGGACAGGAACGGGTTATCGAGGTGGGTCTGCTTGCGCTGACCGATGTCCTTCACGATGTCCCGTGTGCCGAGTTCGGTGAACCACAGCGCCATCACGAGGTCGATCTTCTGGGTCTTCGGGTGGTCCGGGTGCCAGGTGACCAACTGCTCGCGCAGTGTCTTGAACGCCTCGTTTTGGTTCAGCGAGGGAAGGTCGAGCAACGCGGCACCGTCCTGGTAGCCGCGGAACAGCGTCTCCAGCGAGGAGACGCCCCACTCATAGTCGTTCTTGTTGTACCCGCCCGTGTGGTGCTCACGAAGCCGTACGCCTCTCGAAGCCAAGAATTGGTTGATCTCACGATCCTGTGTGAGGAATGCTTGGAAGGCGTTCTTCTCGATCCTCCACTCGTTGATCTCGTACTTCTCGGTGAAGTCGAAGATCAACTGGCGAAGCCCTTCGGCACGGACCTGCTTGTTGAACACGTCGATCAGGTAGCGCTTGCCGGTACGGCGATCTACCTGGAAGACGATGCAGGCCGTGTAGCCCTTATTGGTCGCCGGGTCGAGGCCCGCGATGGTGTAGGAGTGGTCCAGGTTGAGGCGCACCGCGCGGTTGCGGTGGCTCATGCAGCCGTTGAACGCCTCGACGGTGAAGATGCTGTCATCGGAGACGGCGGTCTGCATGTAGACCATCGACCAAGTGGTCGGCTTGACCGCGCCACGCAGGGCGTGGAGTCGCTTGCCGTCCCACTTGGGCCACAGTCCGTTCTCGTCCTGCTCGCCCCACCGGGCCGGGTCGCGGCCATGGGGACTGTCGGCCCTGGGCCACAGGGTGACCCAATCCTTCGGGTCCTCGGCGAACTCAAGGACGGCGGGCTGGGACAGGTAGGTCCACAGCGAGTCCTCGCCGTCGTAATGCTCAGGGTTGATCAGCTCGGTGTAGATATCGTGCGGGCCCACCCGGGTCCCGACGATAAACAGACGGGCGTCACGAGTGAGAACGTCTTGCATGATGTAGTCCATGTGGTCTTCCCACTGATGGACGTTGGAGACATCCTCGATGTCGTCAAGAATGATCAGGTCGGCACGAGCACCATAAATCTGCTGGCCGATACCGAGCGCCTCGACGTTCGGGTCCTTCTGGTCAGAATCGGTATGGCCGAAGTAGATCATCTTGTGGGTCCACATTTCTGCGGCCTTCTCGAATCCCTCGGCGGGAGCAAAGTCCACAATGAGGTTCTTGAACTTCGGACTCGTAAGCCGGCGCTTAACGCCAAGAAGGAACTTCTTCGCCATCGTCTCCGTCTTGGAGATAATGACCACGCGGAATTGTGGATCAGTGACAATCTTGTAAGTCACATAATCCTGAGTCAGCGTTGTCGACTTACCGTGACCCGGCGGGGTATTCACGACAATGTGCTCACTGGAGCCCGGGTGATAAGTCTGGCCCGGGTGGAGATCGCGGGGCTCGCGCCCCTCGATAAGATCCACCCACTGCATCTGGTGGGGGAAAAGTCGGTGGCCGAGGTACTTCACACAGAAGTCCTCGAAGCTGATGTCCTTGTTCGCCCCGCTGGCATTCTTGCCGCGGCGGCGAGCGGTGATGAGGTCGCCGGCCTCCTTGAAGGCCGCGTCGGTACGACGGTAGTAGTCCCAGATCTCGGCGGACTTGCCGGTCAGCCGACAAGCGTCAGCAACGGTGTGACCCTGCTCGTACAGCGAGAGGATCTCTGCCTTGAATCGGGCTACATCGGCCCGCGTCGAGCGGGCCTTGGTGGTCTTGCTGCCGGCTCGCCCGGACTTCTCTCCGGGCAGCCGACCTTGACCGTCTGGCTGGAGAGGCATACTAAGGGATTCCTCAGGACGGCTACTACCCCTTCACCGAGGGAGCCAGTCTGGTTCTAGAGGGCTGACCAGAACGTCTGAGTCTGGTAGGTCCGTCGTCTGGCTAACGGCCAGCCGACCTTGAGGGAGGCTGAGCCGTTCACTTCGGTCCTGACGGACCTACGTTCACTTAACCTCTCACTATGTATTAGGCCGTCGAGGGACGTTTTCGACGTCCCCGACGAGAAAAAAGTTTGGAGCCAGATCGGCCGAGAGGGCCGAATCTGGCGGCTGACCTGCGTAAACGCCTAAAGTAAAACTTTGGTGTCGAGGGGGGTCGCAAAGACTACCCGAGAGTGGGGATTGGCCTTAGAGGGGGGAGGGACGACCCGGATTTAAAGGCCCCGGGTCAAGTCTCAAGGCTCGCCCTGGGCGTGCGAGCTGGCCTGCCAGGGACACGCTCAAGGCGTGTGAGTTTGTTTGCACTCAAGCGCGCATGATGGCGCGCGATTGCACCACATATGACCCCACTGATTACGATACGGTGCGCGTAGCGCTTTCCGAGCCGTGTTGCTGCAAGCAAACACACTCGCCTCACGCATACCCACATGGGGTATCTAGACACTGCCCATGGTCCATTCTGAGAATCTGCCCGTAGACGCACGCAAGGTATCGAGTGGCACGTACCCCCACCCATGTAGTGCTAGGCCCCACAAGGCCCGTTTCTGTGGCCCCTAGCGCTATGTCTGGTCTAGTGCA